GCTGTGCCACTAGGATCATATTCTGTTGCGTGTGGTTTTGCAAATACAGCAGAGTCTGCCCATGCTGTTCTTGCTAACGTACCTGTTGTCCAAATAGCTTGTTTAGGACTAGCTCTACTATAAGACTCAATGTAATTGTAAGACACCATATTGTTTATGGCTAACGAAGTACCTGATGGATAAAACCATATAACTTCACCAAATAAGTTGTTTAGTCCTACGTTAATTAAATCTCTAGGTGTAGAGTTTAGATTATCATAAACAAAATCTTCTACTAAACAGTCCATAGATTCTAGTTGACCATCGTATCTAAAGAAACCATTTTCTGACATCCAGAATGCTGTACCATCTACCTCGACGCATGCATTCTTACCTATCAATCCACAGTTACTTCCTATTTGTTGGAAAGAGAAAGTAAACGGTGCACCTACAAAGGTCATTAAAAATAATGCTGTGTCTGTCCATACATAAATTGCATCCCTACCTCGTATAGCTCCCATAATTTTAGAACCTGCTGCAAGTCTTTGTGTACCTGCGGTATTTTCTGCAGTTACTGTGTATGCATCTGTACCGTCAATATTTTCTTGATCAGAGAATCTAATAAACATAGCATCTTGTGAGGACTGTGTTCCTACAGTTGTTTCTGTTCCAAAGAATACTAAGTGCCGATCCGGTGTAGATACTAATACGTGCCTTGATGCTGTTGGTGCGTTTGCTATAAGTGTTGCTCGTGTTGATGTTGCATTAGTTGCAGCTGCATCCCACTCAAAACATCTACCATTATAGATTAGTGCAATAAGTTTTGTACCAAAGTTATCTAATACCCATAATCCAGGATCAATTGTAAAGTCAGCAGACGAAGCTTCGCCCCATGCTACAAAGTCAGAAATATTCGTAACGGTTACACCACCACTGTGAGCAGCTTTTGTAGTTCCGTTAACTTCTCTTGCACCACCGCTTAATATATTTGTAGTTGTGTTATTGCTTGTATAACTAATGTCCTCTGTGCCAATTCTAATTTCACCTGTGGCAGGAAACTGTGATGTGTCAGTTAAAGGAATATCAGTTACACTATCGTTAATAGTAGAAGCTAATGTAGTTGTTGCTGGTCCGGCTACCGTACCACTCCATAATCCTGTACCCCAACCAAAGCCACCAACTTGTTGTGCTGGTCCTACTGTGTAATAACACAATACAGATGCAGATCCTGATCCACTTAAAGGTGTACCAGATTCAGCTAAAGCTGCAGTAACAGTAAATGTTGTAGTTGTAGGAACAGATGTTACCATGTATTTAACATCTTCAAACGTAGCGTTTGTATATGTAGATCCTGATAGACCTGTTACACTATCGAATAATACTATATCATCATCTTGTAATCCATGAGCCCCGGTGCATGTTACCGTAATTGTTTTTTCTGAAGATGTACTTGTAAAGGTTGCGCCTGTTAATGTAGTTCTAATAGGGTGTATGTCATAATAAGTACCACCTGAGTATGCATATAAAATTCTGTTTGTTCCTATAGCAGCGTATTTAATACCTGCGTTATCATCAAAATGGTGTATTGCTCTAGCAGCACCTGTTAAATTAGTTGCACCAAGCTGTGACCAACCACCTATTTTTTCTGGTGAGCCATATCTAAATCTAACGTTATCACCCCCGGTCCATTGTCCCTCGGCCCCGGTTGGAGTAACTTGTTTATTAAAGCCTGGCAAAAAGCCTAATTTTTGTAGCATAGAAATTCCTGTTTTGTGTAGATTATATTAAATCGCGTTGTAGATCAACGAGTTTTGGGTATGCCCAATAGAGGTCTTTTATCATACAAATTGGTCTTTGCAAACCGTCCATCTGCATGGTTATAGTGTAGAAATACTTGACCACAGAGTTTGCCTTCAAAAGGCTCCCTCCAATGTTCTAGATCACAACCAGAATATATAAGCATATCACCAGGTTTTAGATTAACTTCTACACCTTTGGGTGCACCAGGTTTATGTATATTTTTATATTCATCTATAACATTATTAGACCCTGTAGGATCTAAGTAAATAGGCCAATGATCACCACCTAAACAAAGTGTAGTAGATATTTCACAGCTAGGCCTGTCTTTGTGTCGTTTTAAAATATTGCCTGTTCTGTAAAGCCTTGTGTATGAATAAGTAGGTACTAATTTAAGTCCTGTTTTTTTCTGCATAACATCTATAGTTTTAACCAATAATGTTTCCATAAGTCTGTCTGCATATTTAGCGTAAGAGTTTGGAACTTGTGGGTCATTAAAATTACCGAGAAGTCTATTACCTTCATGAGTTACACTATTGTTCAACATCCAGTGATCTGCTTCAGCTGATATTTGTAAATACCTATAAGCTATGTCTGCTATTTCTTTTGATATAGCGCCTCTAATAATTTGATATTTATTTTTCTTAAAACTCATACTTGTATAAAATTATAGGATACTGATATTCTCCAGTTCTTTTCCCCTTTTTCTGTGTTCATATTTAAATCAACTCCGTGCGGAAGCCAAGATGGAAAAAAAATCATTCTTCCTTCTTTAGGTTCATACGCACATACTCGCCATAGTTGTTCAGGTAGATTATCTAATCTTTTAGGCATGTGTGTATTAGGTCCTGGTCTAGGGTCTTCTAAAAATAATTTACCAGAGTTTTTAGGAACTTTAATATAATACACACCTGACCATAATGAGTTAGGATGTGTATGTGTTTTATTATAAGAATACGTTGGACTTACATTAGCCCACATATTACCAAGTCCTAATTTAGGTTGAACCCCATAATCTCCGTTACACTCTTCTGCCATTTTAAACAACTCTGATGTTAAAGGCTCATATTCTTTTCTTTGATTCATATCAGTTGGACTATGCCAACCAAATCCAGAGTTAGTTTTATCTTCGCCTTTAGGGTTATCTTTTTTCCATTTTTTTATATGTTTAAATAAATACTTATTTAACTCTTTTGCGTTAGGTAAGTCTTTATAATAAATAGGAGTGGGAAATAATAATTTTCTTTGTAATTGACTCATTTAAAAGGTGGTCCTCCAAACCACATTACTAATGATTTTCTGACCCCCTTTTTAACTGGAGCTACTTTGTGTCTTAAAAATGATGCAAAGAATATTGCTTGTCCTTGTTTCAAAGGCAGCGGTTTTTTCTCGCCTAAATCTCCAAACAAAAGATCTCCACCTGTAAACTCTGATGGGTCTGATAATAATAAAGTCATAGATATTTTACGTATTGGATTTTGACCGTCTTGACCAAAAGGATTTAAATCCATATGCCAGTCATAGAAACCTTTTTTAGGATACACAGTAAACTGTGCTGGTTCTGTAAGTCTTACACCATCAAAATAAAAATGATTTAAGTTTACAATAGAAAGTTGGTTCTCAATAACTTTATACATCTGTGGTAATTTATCAAAAGGTATCCAAGATATTGTTGTCACTCTTTTTTTAGTATCATACTTACCTGCTTCTCCCCCTCCTACTTTTGCTTCTTCAGGTTTACATTGATGACCTGCATCAATAATCATCTTACATTGTGCGGGTGTAAAAATTGGGTCTGTTGTTTGAGCAACATATGATTGCCATCGTGGCATTCTAGGTATCATTCGCTTTGCCCTAATCCAGTTCTTGAAGCTACAGGATTATAATCAACATCTACATTACAAACTAATGTTCTTCTTTTTTCTTTTGTTCCGTTAAATGGATATACGCAATGTCTCATGTCATAAGGAAAAACATAAAAGTCTCCTATCTTCATGTTAGGTGCGTAATCTGTTTTAGAAAATTGTCCGTTAGCCGCTCCAATAATTTGTAGTCTACCATTCATAGGTTTTTCTTTAGCAGAATATTCAATACCTGTATCCTTTGGTAATTTTAAAATCATCACAGAGGATAAACCTGTAAATAATTTACCTTGATGAATGTGTACAGGATTGTATTCGTTTGCTTTCATTTCATTAACCCAAACAGAGTTTATAGATTTTTTTGTTGGTCCTATCTTGTTCCAGTCTGTGTAGTGATCAAAGACTGATGTAAACCAATTTAATATATCTTGTGGTAAGAAACTATGTTGATGCATCTTGTCGTTGTTAGGACCTGAGTAAAATAAAGATACCTCATCTTCTATTTTACCAACCAATTGTTTGTTTGCTTTAGGTAATTCTTTCTTACGTTTTTCGTAGATCTCATTAAGACCTACAAATACTTCTAGAGGAACTTGGTATTTTAAAACAGTTTGACCAAAGTATATAAAGTCAAATTTCATGTTACTTTTTTATTTTCTTTCTTGTTTCAGGTGGTGCTAGTTCTTTTTCTCTAATAACTCTTTCAAGAGTATCAATCTGTCCCATAACATTAAATACTTCTGGTTGTGATGTTCCTGGAGTAATAGTATTTTTTTGATGTTGTAATCTTAACAAGTAAGAATGTGCTTGGTGTTTGTTAACATCTTTTTTATCAAAGTTACCATCATCAAACTCTTTCTTAAGTTTAGACCAGAGAGAAACTTCTCTCATTCTGTGTTTAGCAACAAGTTCCATTTGTGCTTTACTATAAAGCTTTTCTTCTAACTCTACTTGTTTCATTTCTTTATCTAATGGATCATTTACTTCTCTAATTTCTCTCTGTAGTTTTTTAATTTCTACTTCATTTTTTCTTGCGTCAAATGATAAGTGAACTAAATTTTCAAAGTGTGTATTTTGTTCCCTTACTGATTGCCAATACTTTGCAGCTTTGGTTGGATATTTATTATCAGATAACACAGAGAATCTCATTTCTGTTTCTGTACGAAACATCTGTTTCTTCATCCATGTATCTTGTAGCTCTGGGATTAATTTTTTAAAACTTTTAACGTCGTCTTTATCTAATATATTAGTTAAATACTTAGATTCTGTTTCTAACTTAGTCGCAATATTGCGTTTTTCTTTGTTCATGCTATCTCCTTTATTCATTTCTAATCTGTATATACCTTCTTTCTAGTTAAACGTCAACTATGAAGTTGTTATTGTAGTTACTGCTGCATCTGCAGCCCATTCTTGGTTTGTAGTTTCATTTTGAGATGGTCCTGTACTTGAACCCCCTGTACAAAGTGCACTTGAACTTGTTCCATTAGTTCCTGCTGCCATATATCTACTAGCAGTTCCTAACTCAGCTACTTCTGTCCAACTTGTTCCGTTCCAAGTTTCTGTTTCGTTTTCACTGTTTGGAGTATTAGCGCCACCAAAGTATAAAGCTGGAGCTGTACCCCCTGATCCTGATGCGGCTGAATCTTGTCTTCCTGTATTTAAATCACCAACTTCTGTCCAACTTGTTCCGTTCCAAGTTTCTGTTTCATCCTTAGCCGGAGTATTACCGCCCATGTACATAGCACTAATACTACTTGATCCTGATCCTGCACCGCCATATCTTGCAGTATTTAAATCTGCTACTTCAGTCCAACTTGTTCCATCCCAAGTTTCTGCGACTGCTAAGTTAGCTGGTGATGGTGAATTAGTGTAACCTGCAGCTATTATGCTATCTGTTTGAGTTCCTCCCCCGCCGGGTCTTTCTCCTCTTGCCGTGTTTAAATCGTTAACTGCTGTCCAAGTAGAACCATTCCAAGATTCTGTATATGCTCTATAAGATCCATCATATCCACCAGCAAATATACCAGCTGTAGCACTTTTTCCAGTTCCTACTCCACCTGATCTTCCTTCATTTACATCATTTACTTCAGTCCAAGCAGAACCATTATATTGTTCTGTTTGTGTTTTATAAGTTGTAGGTGGAACACTACCACTAAAAACTAGAGCTGAAGAACTGTCTAAAGCTGAACTTGCTGCCGAGTTTCTTCCAGTATTTAAAGCACCTCCAGATGCCCAAGTTCCTGTTGGTACTCCAGCAGAAGCTGCATAACCTTTTAACGTTGATGAACCAGAATTAAACCACATTAAACCTTCTTGTAAAGTTGTTGATGTTGAAGGTGGAAAATTCCATTCCTCTGTTGCACCAGATCTTGATCCCGATACATTACCTGAAGCACGAAGAGCCGAGGTAGCTCCTCCAACTGCTGAAGAACAAAAATCTTCAGAAGGAGCTGCTAAATCTGCAACTTCTGTCCAAGCTGTTCCATTCCATGCTTCAGTTTTATCTGTTTCTGGTGGAGTTCCAGTTCCTCCAAAAACTAAAACAGATGTATTAGTATCTCCTGTTCCTCCTAAGCCATTTCGACCTGTGTTTAGGTCAGTTGATTCTGTCCAACTTGTTCCGTTCCATAACTCATTAACAGTTAAATTAGCACCTGGAGGACTATTACTGTGGCCTCCTGCATAAAGACTTGATGGAAATACTCCTGCTCCTGCTCCATTATAACGAGCAGTGTTTAAATCGTTAACTTCCGTCCAACTTGTTCCATTATAATATTCTGTTTTTGCAGTAACAGCAGGATTAGGATCTACTCTACCACCAAAACAAAGACCTGCTGTAGTGGTACCTGAAGAACCAGGATTATATCCTCTAGCTGTATTTAAATCATTAACTTCAGTCCAATTAGTTCCATCCCATTTTTCTACTGCAGCAGTAAAACTTCCAG